CCCGACCACAAACCAGCGCGTGTCGTCACGAGCCATTTGAGCGACAGTAGAAAGCCCCACATCCATCCCACCAGCAGAGTCACCGTAGCCACTATTAACGCCCGGTCGATTCGGTGGTTTCTGAGGAGCTCGCGTCGCCATTTTGCGTCCGTTTCTTTCTTCTGCTTGACTTGCCGAGCAAACTCCTGCTCTTCCAGAATTTCATTGTACGTTTTTAAGAAGTTAGAGTACAAGTCCTGTAGCCCCAACTCCTCCGGTGTGTACACCATCGCCTCCCTAACCTGCACGCCCATCTGCTTCAACTGCCAGCGAATCTCAATCAGGTCGATGGCATTCGTTGCCACCTCTTCCGTTGTGCTGGAATCGGCTTCCAGCTCTTGGCAGTGAATGTTCAGCTCCCTGATCGCCTCAAAGTAAACCTTCAGGTGCTCGCAAATCTCGTGGACAGCCCTTGATTGGAATTGCTCATACGTAAGCTCTGGCTCGGGTTGGCGTTTTGCGGCTTTAGGTTTTTCACTAACCACAACACTTGCTGCCGCCTTTTCCACGGCAACAGGCTTAGCACCAAACAGTGATTTGACCCAACCCCAGATCCCAGTGATCTCTTTGTAGATGGCCTTTGCGTCGCCGATAGTTTGCTCAACACCTTTCTTGAAGTTGCTGATCTCAGCCCGGCCTTCGGAGAGCATTTGACAGCCACTTTTGATAGCAGCCACCGCGCTTTGCGCCATAAAGAGCAGGCTGATTGGATCCACATCTTAACGAAGCTCTGCCCATTGCTCTAAAGATCCGCTACCCACAACTCGGTATGTTGCCCCAGCAGGAACAATCATTGTGGCGCCTACAAAAGCATTGTTCCCACCGTTTGTGTTGGGCTGGCCATACGCAACAAATACACTGCCCACGTACATAGCGATAGATGGGTTATACGTGCTATAGGTACTTGCAGAAACCATAATAGGATTTGAGGTTGAATTTGTGTATGTTGTTCCAAACGATCTGCTACCAGAAACATCTTGCCAAGTTTGACCAACGCCCAGCGACGAAACTGTCACAGTTCCTGTGTTTCCGTTAACCGAAGTGACGCCACCATTGCCTGCGGTTGTGGCAAAAGAAACAGACTGGCTGCCAATATTGCTAGTGGTGATTGCATTGCCGCCGGAAACAGTTACACCCGACATCGTGCCGCCAGTAATCGCCACAGCATTGGCATTCTGGGTTGACATTGTTCCAAGAGTGCCCGTCACACTTTTTACAAAAGCAGTGGTTGCGATGTTTGTGGAGCTATCAGTGGAAGTAACTGTTGGCGCCGTAGCCGTTCCGGTCAGTGTGGTTGTGCCAGAAACGGACAAGTTTCCAACGTCGGCCACACCAGAGGCGGTCAAAGTGCCATTGACATTGAATGCGCCAGCCGAAGTTGTATTGGCGGAAAAAAAGTTGGTGCCATCACCAAACACCGTGGCAATGTAGCCATTGGGAATTGAAACTGTAGAGCCGCTTGCATAGCCAATTGTGATGGCATATCCACCGGTGGTGTTATTTGACACCAAGTACATCTTGGAGCCGGTGCCAGCGCCGCCAGTGCCATAAGGAACAATGATCTGGTACACCCCAGAGTTTGTGCCAACAACCTCCAAGACCATGTTGCGCGCCTCATCCGACGTGCCATTGGTTTGGGTCAATGTGCGGTTGGCGTTGGACATGGTGATCGTGACCGCGCCGGCAACAGCTTGGTCAACCAATGCCATGTTTGTGTTTGTCGTAGTACCCCAAGTACCAGACTGTTCGCCGTTGCCGATCTGCTGGATCTGCAGGCTGGAGGTGTATGTTGATGCCATGATTTATTCCCAGAAGATGTTGATTGAGCCAGCGGTAAAAGTTGCTGTTCCTGCTACTGTCGTGATTGCTACGCGATCTAATGCGCCAGCAAGAGAAATAGACCCAGCTCCAAGCCCACCTGTGGTTGTGCCTGTATGTTGAGTATTAACAGAGCCAACCCATGTATTACCAGAAACCAACGTCAAAATTGCATGACCGTATCGAACAGTTGATGATGTCAAAGACCCTGTATTACTTTCGCCAAGAATACCAGAGGTGACAGAAGCTCCTGTACCAACTCCACTTCCTGTAAATACTGTTGCCTGAGTTAAATATCCTGTAGTAGTGAGCGATCCAGACCCCAACTGAATTAAAAGTTGAGCACTAGCGCTAAAACTAACACCGTTAAAAATCACAGTAATCCGCTTCGCCGTGGAAGGAATACCTGTAAACGTAATAGCCGTACCGCTAGTAGATGCCACAGCCGTGCCTACGTTAATCACGCCGCCAGTAGTTAGGTTTGAACCGTCAAGCACGATGCTCATGGCAACTCCTTAAGCGTTAGCGGTAATAGCAGCTTGCACGGGGGCCACAGCATCACGCAAACCTTGCGTAGTTGTTGCGGCGGCAATAGCTGTACGAGCTGTAGTCAACAATGCCAGCCAATCAGAATCAGCCAGCTTGTTAGAAATACCAGCGCCTGTGTTTGTAGCGCGGTGGCTTGCTTCACCTTTAGCCAGAGCGTTCAGGTTGGCTTGCTGTTGGGCAATAGCTTTGGTCATGTTCACGGTCACCGCGCCGTTAGCCAGTTCCCATGAGTTGAAGAAGTCGCCGTCCGCGTTGGGCAGCGTGCTGTCGTCAACGATGATTGAGTGGTTGGGCGTGTCTTTGGCTTTGACCGCTTGGATGTCAATCTCGCCTGTGGGTACACAGACCGAAACGCCGCCGTTGTCGTTGGTAAAAATAATAACGTTTGTCATGATGATTCCTTTTTAGTTTCCGAAGACAGCAAAATCAAAACCATAATCAAAATTTTGTAAATCTCCAGACGTATCTTTTACATACCCTGTAATCATTACAAAATTTGATGTAGTTCTTGTCGCTGCATATGCCAAAATTGCGTTAGCAGTTAAAGTTCCTTGTGTGCCAACAGAAGAAACTGAATAGTTTGCATCAGATGTAGCATTTGTAAACGCTAAAGTGTAATTTCCAGCACTATTTCGAGTAATGCTTGAAATATTGTATGAAGATTTTATTGTTGGAACAGAAGAAGATACATAAGCATAAGAACCCCAAGCCAAAGCATTAGTGGTCACGCCGCCAGATTGGACTTTAAGTACACCAGAACCATCAGAACTCATCTGAAGGTTGTTTGTGGTTGATGCGTTAATAATGCAAGTCATTGTTAGCCCTTAACGGAAAGCAGCAAATTGAACGCCAGTAGCGTCTGCTGCGCTTCCAGCCACACTAAATGTTTTTAATTGACAAGTAGTAGTTGCTCTTGTGCCGCCAGCTACTATATATCCTGTGCCGCCTTGAGTGCAAGTTGCAACATCGGAATAGTTGGCATCTGACAGCGCCGTTGTAAAGTTCACAACATAAACACCAGCGCTACTATATGTAACGCTTGACACATTAAAAGATGCGAGTGAAGTACAAGCAGAACCTGAAACTGTAAAATTAACCCAAGCACGGCACAGCGTACCAATCTGAGTACCAGACCCATCTTGAAATTGCGTGGGGACGCCTGTCGTGCTCGACTGCAATGTGTCTAACGCTAACGTGCCGTATGCCATGCTTGTTCCTTACAAAATGACCCAACGCGAGCCGCTTGGAATGGTTACAACAACACCACTCGCCAGCGTGATCGGTCCTGTGCTGACCGCGCTTGAGCCGCTCGTGATAGTGTAACTCTGCGTTACTGTCTGCGTATTCTCGTAGATTGGAACCGATGGCGCAAATGCTTGGCCTGTGCCGCCGCCGATCATGGATGATGCTACTTTGGTGAGTGACATGGTTTACCCTTAGTTTCCAAAAACTGCTAATGAAACACTGTCATATGCGTTATCACTGTTTGTTGCATTGCGGGTGTTAACAAAACAGCTTGAAGTGTTGATGGGGTTTGCCGAACCGATTATCGCGGTAGCAGAAGTACCCCCATAATTACCAAAACTTGCTAGAACAGCGTAATTTGCGTCAGTTGTAGCAGTAGTAAAGTTAACTGTGTAAAGAGCGGTGCTTGATTTTGTGATTGAGCTTACGTTATACGAAGACCTTGGCGTAATTGGACTTGAAGATGTACCGTTAAAGTTCACCCAAGCCAAAGCATTGGTGGTCACGCCGCCAGATTGAAGTTTTGTCGCATTGGCATAACCATATGTGGTTGATGCTACGGCTGCAAGGTTTGCTGCGTTTGTCATGGTTTACTCGTATTGGATGTTGATTGAACCAGCGGTGAATGTGTCCGTGCCGTTGACTGTGGTGATGACAACGCGGTCTAATGCGCCAGACAAGGAAGGTGAAGAACCGCCACCAAAACGGACTACGTTATTCGAAGAACCGTCTAGACCACCGTGCGTATGGTTTTCTACCCATGTAGTGCCAGATATGTTCTGTATTACACAAGAGCCGTTATATCGGGAGCTTGCTCCAGTGGCATTTGTAATCAAAAATCCTGTTGTGCTGTTACCCGTAACAGTTTGGTTTGAGTTGTTAATGACTCCAGAATAAGACAGGTAGCCAGTGCTAGTTACAGAACCAGAACCTATTTGAATTTGTAAAGGTGATGAACCTGCTGCGTTTGTGCCTACGTTATTTAATATTAACGTAACCCGCTTTACCCAAGAAGGAATAGAGCTAAACGTAATGGATGTACCCGAGGTAGATGCTTGTGCAGTGCCTTGTGTGAGCACACTCGATGCCATTGCCGATACCACTGCGCCAGACATTGTTGGGTTGGTCAGCGTGGGAGATGTCAATGTCAGGTTGGATGCCAAATAGGTTGAACCCACCGATCCCGCCGTGGCAGGAATGGCGTTCAGCACCGAGCTGACAAGGAAGCTCTCAACAATCACCGTGTCGTTTGTGTTTGCACCTGTGGCCAAAACAACTGTCGTGCCGTTCGTGGCCGTGTAGTCTGATGTGGGCGTGAGCAACACGCCGTTGCGGTAGACATTGATAAACCCTGCTGTGTAGCTTGGCGGCGTGAATGTGGTCTGGCCAGACGTTGCCGTAAACGTTGTCACCGTCCGATAGGCCGTTGTGGTCACGCCAGAAGCTGGGATGCCAAGGTATCGTGCGGAGATGTTGCTTGTGCCTGTAGGTGGCGCTTGGGAAAAAGTCAGCGTTGTACCTGACACAGAATATGTCGATGGGTCTTGAAGCACACCAGTAACTGCAACCAGCACCGACGCTGTGTTGGCCGGAGCCACAGACATTGTGAACGCCGTGGTTGAGCCATTGCCGCTGAACGTATCAAAGACAAAAGCTGTTTGGGTTGGGGATGCGCCGATGTATGACATTTATACCCCTTAGTTCCCAAAAATGGCTGCGGTCACATACGCAACGTCTGTGTTTGTTCCGCTGAAGTTTGCAACGGTAATTTGAACGGCAGAGGTTGTTTGGGTCGTTGTCGGACCTAGCACTGACAAATATCCTGTCCCACCATAGTTTGTCGCGCTGCTTGATAAAACATAATTTGCATCTGTTGTTGCAGTTGAAAAGGTAATTGTGTAAATGCCTGTGCCTGTTCGTGTTACAGAGCTTACGTTGTAGCTTGTTCGGATTGCAGCAGTAGACCCGTTAAAGTTCACCCAAGCAATCGCATTTGTAGTCACGCCGCCCACTTGATACTTAGCCCCACCGGTCATGTTGGTGTTGCCTGAAAATGTAGGCGTAGTCAACCCAGTGCTTGACGAAATACTGTTTGTGTTGATTTGGCTGATTGGCATGGATTAGCCTTCCCAAAGAATGTTGATTGAGCCGGCGTCAAAGGTGTCTGTGCCGTTGACTGTGGTAACGACTACGCGATCAAGAGCACCAGAAAGGTTTGGCGATACGCCAGCACTAGCGCTAAAATTGTTGTCGTTTTGCGCCAAATTACCAGAAGAAACCCATGTGTTATTTGTTATATTTGTTAAAACAACCGCGCCAAACCGCGTATTTGCCGCCGCAGTAACTGGTGTGCAAAGGAAGCCTGTTGATACGTTGCCTGTAACGGTAGTGGAGCCTGAGTTTGCTACAGACGAAGCACCGCTAATATAGCCCGTTGTTGTTGTACTTCCAGAACCAATTTGAATTTGAATATTTGATGTTCCGCTTGTACTAACACCATTAAACATTACAGTAATTCGCTTCACCCATGAAGGAATAGAGCTAAACGTGATTGACGTACCGCTGGTGCTAGCTTGTGCTGTTCCTTGAATCAACTGGCCATGAGCACCGGTGGATTCAATTGCAAACTTGTACGCTGACTTTGCCTGCGTGAACCCACCAACGTAGAACTGATGCGCGTTCTGTGTGCCGGTATTGTCTGTGGCGTAGACCAAGTTGCCTGTCGTGCTGGAGCCGCTTGGCGCTGAACCAAACAAGTACGATTCGTTGGGGCCTGTCACCGTATAGGTGGTGTCGTTGTAGCCCTGCGAGGTGATCCCCATGTCCACCCAGCCGTGGGCGTCCGTGCCGTTGCTGGGGTATGCAACCAAGTCAGCCGATGAGCTGCCGCCGTTGGTGGTGTTGTTGACATACGCCTGCACGTAGTTTGTCGAAGCACCAGACATGTTGATGATGGGGTTTGTTGTGCCGCCAACACCCACTGCACCGTTGATCCCCACCGACATTGGACCAATCACAGATGGCGCTTGGGACAACGCATTCACCTGCGTGATCGGGCTGGTGTATCGAATGTAAATGTTGTTGCTGCCACCGCCGTATGGTACTGGAGGAGCTGATGCAAACGTGATGGTGTTGCCGCTGACAGTGAACGCCGATCCGGGGTTTTGAACTACGTTCTCGATGACTGCTTCAACTTGAGCAACTGACGCCACCGGACGAGACAGCGTAAATGCAGTCGTGGAACCGTTGCCAGTGAAGTAGTCAACAGCAGGGACAAAGCCCTGATTTTGTACGGTGTTGCCAATAAATGCCATATTAAATCGCAGTCAAAGCTGAAATCCAGACGTCGCCCGAGGTAGCGGCGCTGTTTTGCACATACAAAGCATCCGATGCCATCATCACCACGCGGTTGCCTTGGATCACTTCAAGCGAGCCGCCCACGGGCACGGTGGCCTGATAGACCAAATAGTAGTTAACCGCAGACCGCGTGATGTACACCGAGGTCGTGATGGGCGATGTTGTCGTGTTGGAGACGATCAGGCTGGCAATGGCAACAGTGCCACTGGCGACGCTCGTAATGACGTTTGCCGCCGATGTGCCCACGTTCTTATAGGCGTATGAGGTGTTTGCGTATGCTGCCATTTGTTAGCCCATCATAAAAGACTGGAAATACGACTGGTCCATCGCATTCGTTGTGCCGGGGTTGTTTGTAACCGAATACTCTGCCGGATATGTGACAAAAACCGTTACCGTCCCGGAAAAAGTGACCGCCGACCCAGAGTTGCTCGACGACAAAATTGTGGTTCGAGTCAACGTTGGGCCAGAAGTTGTGTATGTTCCAACACCAACTTCCCAGTTACCCGTTGTGTCCGTTGCGGCGTAATAGGTCGTGTTGCTGTTGCCAATCACGGCAAAAGATTGATACCCGGAAACAGAACCGGACAAGGTAAAGCTGACCGTGGTGTTGGCCGTGCCAGTCTGCTGTACGCGATCCGCTACTACAAGTGCCATGCTCTTTCCTTATTGGGCATCGTTGACGGGAACCCAAGAAGATCCGCCAGCGTCATTGATATTATTCCATGATGTGGTCTGGCTGTCACTAACATCAGACCACGCCGGTGTTTGGGCATCCGAAGCGGCAGTCCACGTTGCCGTGTTGGCATCGTTTACAGAACCCCAATTTGGCGTCTGGCCATCATTGATGGCAAACCAGCCAAACACATCGTAGAGCTCGGCAGCCAAGAACCCTTCAGCAATAGCCTGAGCAAACTGCGCCGAAATAGATTCCGTGTCACCAGAAGATAAATTCTCTGTCAACGTTTCCAAGAAGGCAGCCGTGGCCACATACGATGCCGCAGGAGAGTAGTTCTCTGAGATTGTCAAGAAAAACGCATTGACAATCGTTTCCAGATCGCCCATTGTGGCGTTTTCTGCGATGCTTAAAAAGTAATTAAAGTTAATTGAACTTAAATACGCAACACTAATGTTTTCAGTTTCTGAAACTGCAAATTGCCCAGCGATGGTCGGCGTGTCTGCTGGATTGAAGTTTTCAGCTTGGCTGATGCCGTAGTTTGTCTGTTGCGTGCTGGAGTCGGCTGGGTTGTACCCTTCAACGATGCCCTCGTAAAACACGTCAACTTCAGTGTCCAAGTTGTTGGATGTGACTGGCTCAGTCAGGCTTTGCAGGAATGCCGAAGACTGGGTGCTTGAATCCGCAGACGTGAGGTTTTCGGCATCGCTGACGGCAAACTGTGCGGTGATGGACTCCGAGTCGGCGATACCAATATTCTCTGTGTCGCTGGCGGCAAATTGAGCAGCAATAGACCTTGAGTCGGAAGAGCCAAAGTTTTCTGTATCTGAAAGATTGAACGATGAAGCTTGGGTACTGGAGTCGCCCGACGTCAAACCCTCGGTGTCTGAGGCTAAAAACTGCGCCGTAATCGACAGGACATCTGCTGGTCCAAAGCCTTCTGTGTCGGTGAAATAGAACGCAGAAGATTGTGTGCTGGAATCAGCCGGGCTGTAGCCCTCAACAATACTCTCGTAGAAAACGTCTGTTTCGGAGTTGGTATCGTTGGAAGTGGTTGCCTCTGTGATGGACTGAAGAAACGCAAAAATCTGCGAGCTTGAGTCCAGCGGATTGAAGTTCTCACTGATTGAGAGGCTGTAGGCGTTCCCCGCAAGTGACGCGAAAGACGTCTGCGCAAACGAGGAAATGCCAAACATAAACCCCCCTTATTGAGAGGCTTAAGAGGTAGCTGTCGTGCTGTATGTAACGCTAACAGTGTCACCTGCAGTTGTAGTCTTGGCTGTGCTGAACAGGCCTTCTGAGTACAACGTGCCAGTAGTAGAGCTTTGCGTATTGACAGCGCCTGTGCCCAGCACCAAGAAGCAGCCGTAGACCGTGCCGCCTGCGCCGGTAATGGTGTAGGTAATGGCCGTGGCTGTTGATGATGTAACGTTCGATGGTGTTGAGCCAGTCGATGTAGACGATGCAAACACTGCTGTGCCACGCACTGCCGAGCCGCCAACGGTGTAGTTGACAAACTCAGTCCATGTGTGCGAAGCCATGGTGTCAGTGGCGGCAGCGGTGAAGGTGTTGCTGATCAAGCCAAGGAATGGGCCCGTGACACTGTATGAGCTTCCTTTGAGCAGCGTGTCCAACATCAACTGTTTGCCAATAGCAACAACCAAGTTGGGGAACTCATCAGTCCACTTCAGGTTGCCATCTTTGTCGCGGCACTCAACGTGGTACCAGCCTTCAACGCCCATGCCCTCGGGGATGGTGGCCTTGGCCTGCATTGTGGCAACAGCGTGGTCACCAAAGTTTGAAATTTCATTTGCCATTTCAGTTCCTTACGAAATTCTGATGACGGCACTGGTTGAAGTGTCCGCCGGGAAGGTGATTGTGAATGTGCCGCTTGCAGTTTTGTCATTGCCAAAATTCAATACCGCGACTGCCGCTCCGGTAGTTGAATTGTAGATTAACGCGCCCCGAGTTACAAAGCTTGCGCCAGACCAAGTGACAGTGTTGAATGACAAATATGCCGTGTTGTTGGTGGTGTTTCCAAGCGGTGTGATGGGCGTTAAAACGTTTCCACCTGCCGTGTATCCTGTGCCGACAACTTCATTGACTGAGCTGTACGCGGTAGTGGTGTTGTCCAAACTGGCAAGCGCTGTGTACAAGGCAATCTTGTAAACGTATGGCGATGTGCCGCTGAAGTTTTCCACCCCGAGCAGCAGGTTTGTTTTGAATGCCGTGGTTTGGCCTTGAACAATCATGAGCCACTCCCAGACACATTAAGCTTCAACTGTCCATCACGGTAGGCGTCGCCACGTTCCATGCCATCGCTCAAGCGTTTCAACTCATTAAGCGCTTCTTGGTATTTACCCTCATAGTAATTTACCAAGTCTTGCTCGCCCTTCATGAACAGAATGGCCTCGCGCATGGCACCATAGAACAGCGCCGGGTCGTAATTGTTGCCAAGCCAGCTTGTGCCTGTGGAATTTGATACTGCAGTCACCGTGTACGTGAAGCCAGAACCTGATGCGCCCGCAATGGATGAGCAGCTCAACACATCGTTGACCGCGTAAAAGTTGCCACCAGACTTGATTGTCACCGTGTTGACAGTTCCGGCAACGACCAAAATGTCTGCGGTGGCATTGACTCCAGAACCACCCGTCAAAGCAACGTTTTGATAAATGCCACTGGTGTACAAAGAGCCTCCGGTGGTGATCGACCCGGTAGTGATCTGGCCTTGAACAATGGTTGGCGGATAGTAGAAATAGTGCATTTCCACCTGATACGCCGAATCAGGAGTTGGACCAACAATCAATGTCATTTGGTTGTTGTTGCCAATCTGCGACCCAAACAAAGCGTAGTACCGTGGCAATCCATTCGCCGATGCGGCCGTCGAAGGGTAAGCTTCTCGAATGAAGTTGACGTCTTTGTTCAGCAGGTAGTTGTAGTTGCCTGATGCGTCAATGACAGCAATCGAGTAATTGGCCAGCCAATCATTAGGCAGCGCCAAATACTGATTTGAAGATGTGAAATTTCCCGTCACATTCTTGCGCAAAGAGGGGATATTGACGGAGTTATAGATCCGTGTTTCCGCCTCTTGAACGAACGTAGGAATGCTCGCAACGAACAGAGGTTCGTAATTCTCGGCATAAGCCTGAATTGAGTTATAGAGATTCTCATAGTTCATTCGGAATCACCTTACGCTAAGGGGCCTCGGGCGTACAAACCCTTGGTTGCTGCGCCAGTACCACGGATTTTGATGCCGTCAGTCTTGGTTGCTTTGTAGTTGCCTTTGCTAATGCCGGCAATCGATGGATTCATTTCGTCCATGACCTTTGCACCAGACTTGTACTCAAGACCTGAATTGGCCTTTGTCAAAGCTTTGCCATCCATTGTGTGTGGCTTTGCATATGCTTCTGCAGGCTTGTTGTCTGGGTTCTTGCCAACAACAACTTTTGGGCTGTTTTTGGTGGTGGGTTTGATGTTCTTTGCGACTGCCATATCAGCCTCCGCGCTGGTTATTTGCACGAGCCATGTTGCGGCCAACGACGCGCATCTCTTTGCCTGTCACGCCGCCTTTGGCCAGCTTGGTTGTTTTCAATCCTTCTGGCTTGCCCGTTTTGCCGTATGTCATATAGGTCATAGTTGCTTCTTTTGCAACACCACCTTTTTTCAGCTTGGACAAGTTTGTTTTCTTGCCGGGGTGCTCTTGTTTGTCGTGCATAGAGAAAGCCTTTTTGATCAGCTTTTTGTCTTCTGCAATGTCGTCGTGTTTCATCTTAGCCATGTGTCACTCCTATGAGTTTGTTACGGTTACTGTGCCTACTTGCCCCACC